TTTTTTTATAAATAAACTCATATAAAAATTGAAAAAAATAAATAAAAAATAAATAACAAATAGAGTATAAAAATGTTAAGTTGTGAAAATTATAATATTAAAACATGGATAGAAAAATTCACTGATTATAAAGTTGATATTAGACAATTTAATTATGATAAATCTTGGAATAAAATATTAGAACAACCTTTAGAAAATAATTATAAAGAAATTAATAGATTTTTAAGTTATTGTCTTGAAACAACTAATGGTAAAATTAAAATATATCCATATCCTGATATTGTTTTTAATGCTTTTATTAAAACAAAATTTTCTGATTTAAAAGTCGTTATTTTAGGTCAAGATCCTTATCATAAAAATCAATTATTTAATGATAAAATAATTCCACAAGCAATGGGATTATCTTTCTCTGTTCCAATTGGTATTAATATTCCATCTTCTTTACAAAATATTTTTAAAAATTTACAAAAATTTAATCATATTAAACAATCTCCTCAACATGGAAATCTTGAAAAATGGACTGAACAAGGTGTATTATTATTAAATACATCTTTAACTGTTCAACATGGTTATCCAAATAGTCATTCTGATTATTGGAATGATTTTACTAATTCTGTTATTAAAAATATATCTGATTATACTAATAATATTGTATTCGTTTTATGGGGAAATCCTGCTTTATCTAAAATTAAATTTATTGATAATAATAAACATCTAATTTTAATTAGCTCTCATCCTTCTGGTCTATCTTATAATAAAAAATTAAAATCATATGATGCTTTCTGTGATTCTGATCATTTTTCTAATATTAATAAATATTTGTCATCTGTTAATAAAAATATTATTATATGGTAAAAATATATAAAGTTAAAAAAATAAAAATATAATTATGGAGAATAATTATTATACAAATATGTCTGTTTTATTGCTAAGTAGTGTATTATTTGGATTTGAAAATGTTTTATTTTTAGTTATTTTATATAATTTATTTCTTTTTAAAGATTCGCATTATAAAAATATATTTTACATGTCTTTATTTTTTATGTATAATTGGTTGTTTTATGGGTTTATGTATTCTTGTAATGTTGTTATTCTATCTGTATCCTACTATTTATTAAGTATGAAATCTTATGATACTAAAGATTGGGAAAAAGTAAATCAACAATTAGTATTTGTTTATAATTACTTTAAAAATAATAATACACAAGTAAATTATTATGAAGATATGTTCTATAATAATTATAATAAAGTATTTAATAGCGTTAATTATTATTTAACTACATATAATGTTAATAAATACTATAATTTATCAAACCAATATTTAAAATATGGAATTAATAATCTATTTGTTTATACTACACCATTATTTAATAAGTTTAATAATAAATGTGTTAATATAATGCATAGTATGGATAATTTTAATAGTAATAATAATTCTAATAAACTAAATGATGTATCTCATAATAATTTTAATATTGATGATCTATTTAAAAATATGCCTAAAGTCTCTAATGATGATTTAAATAAATTTAATAATATGTTATCATCTCTTGAAACTCTAATGTCTAATGAATTACAAAAAAAGAAACATAAATAAATATTTTTAATAATTTTATTAAAATTATTAAAAACAATTGAAAAACAAGATAAAATAATTTTAAATTATTTTATCTTATTTTACCATTTTTTAAATTATTTATTTATTTTTGTAAAAAAATAAATAAATAATTTAAAAAATTGAAAATAGTAAGTGTTCTACAGAACACTTACGATTTACTTCTTTTTAAATTATTTATTTATTTTTGTAAAAAAATAAATAAATAATTTAAAAAATTGAATCATATAAATATAGTATAAGAATATATGGGGAAAGAAGGAAATATGGAAAAGAGTGGTACTGATGTAGAGATATTAAAAGGACCATTTGGAGAGAAATATAATGATGAAGCCATATATAACAATATAGGAACAAAGAAAATAATAGATTTATATTTTAAACAAAAAAATATAATGTATAGTCATTTACATAATTCATTTGATAAATTTTTAGAGGAAGATATAAGAAATTTATTATTAAAAGGAAGTAATATATTTTTTGAGAAGATAACAAAGGATAAAGTATATAAATATAAATTTGAGTATGAAAATTTATCAATAAAACCACCAACAATAGATAATGAGGATGAATTAATGTATCCATCGTTTGCAAGATTAAGAAATTTGACATATGGTTCAAAATTAGTTGCAACAATAAGACAAATTCAAGAAATAACGGACATTGCTACAGGATCAATAACACGGAAAATAGTAGGACAGCCAGAATATGAATATCCAATAGCAAATATACCAATAATGTTAAGATCTAAATATTGTACATTAAATTTAAAGAAAAATTATAATTCAAGTGAATGTGAGTATGACCCAGGAGGTTATTTTGTAGTAAATGGTTCAGAAAAAGTAGTTATGTCATTAGAACGAATGATTGATAATAAACCATTAGTATTTATTAAAAAGGATTCATCAGTAACGACATATACAGTACAAGTTAATTCAAGATCATTTCAGAATAATGATATAGTACATGTAGTAGCAATTAAAATGAAGAAAGATAATACAATGATATTAAAAACACCAGAATTAAATGGAGATATACCAGTATTTATATTAATGAGAGCATTAGGAATAGAATCTGACAAAGATATTATAACTTATTGTGTATATGATTTAAATGATACTGATATGATTAATATAATAAGATTATCATTAGATGATAGTAAATTTGAAGGAGGAAAAATTAAAATAAGAACACGAGAAGATGCAATTAATTATTTAATAAATAAAATAAGAGTAGTTAAGAAATATAATGAAACTGATAAAGATATTAGATTAAAAGAGAAGAAAATGCATTTAAATAGTTTATTAAAAGATAGTTTTTTACCCAGCATAGAAGGAGAACATATGGATAAAGGATTTTATTTAGGATATATGATAAATAAATTATTAAATTGTTATTTAGGAAGAATACCAGTAGATGACAGAGATTCATTTTTAAATAAAAGAATAGATTTACCAGGAACATTATTATTTGAATTATTTAAACAGTATTATAAAAAGATGTTAAATGAATGTAATAAATTTTTCAAGAAAAGAAATAACGATGATGATAATCCTCAAAATATAATAAATCAGATAAAACCAAATATAATAGAACAAGGATTAAAAGCATCATTATTAACAGGAGCATGGGGTAAAAAGAAAGGTGTTGCACAAATGTTGCAAATATTAACATATCCACAAAAATTATCATCATTACGAAGAGTTAATTCTCCAACAGTAGATGCATCTACAAATAAATTAACAAGTCCAAGACATTTACATGCAAGTCAGGAAGGATTTTTATGTGTAAGTGGTGATACTGAAGTGATATTATATAATGGAACTACTAAACAAATAAAATATATTACTGAAGAAGATATGGTATTAACAGTTAATAAATATACATTAGGTAATGAGACATCTTATATTTATAATTATTTTAGTAAAATGTCAGATATTATGATAAAAATAGAAACAGTTAATAATGATATATTAAAATGTACAGTAGATCATCCAGTATTAAAAGTAAATTTTGATGCATATTTTTGTGATGACGATGATTATAATAATTGTCACATGATACCAGCAGGTAAATTAACAACATATGATTATGTAGTAATGACAAATAATAATAAAGACCATACACAAAGTTTTAAATTAGCAAATAATATGTATGGAGTAAGAATTAAATCAATAACTATAATAGAACCAGAAATGGTATATGATTTTACAACAGAATCTGAAAATCACACATTTATAGCAAATGGATTTGTAGTATCAAATTGCCATATTGAAACACCAGATGGTCATAAAGTAGGATTAGTAAAGAATTTATCATTAATTGGAAATATAACAATTATACCATCATCTCAACATTATATTTTAAGAGGTATTATTAAAAATAAAATTAAAAATATAAAAGATGTATCACCAGAAGAAATAATAGAATATACAAAAGTATTTTTAAATGGTGAATGGATAGGATTAACAAATAAACCAAAAGAATTATATAAAGAATTAAAACAAATGAAATATGATGGACAATTAACTAATTCAAGTATAGTTCATGAGATTAAATCAGAATCAGAACCAGATGAATTAAGAGTATTATGTGATAGTGGTAGATTATTTAGACCAGTATTAAGAGTAGAAGATAATAAGATATTATTAACAAAAGAAATAACTGATAGAATAACAAATGAAGAATTCAATAATCCAATTAAAATATCAACATGGAATGAATTTATGTTAAAGAATCCTGGTATAATAGAATATATTGATGTTGATGAATATTTTAATGCAATGATAGCAATGCAACCATCAAATGTAAAAGAAATGCATGAGAGAATTAAAAATTCAAAATTAATATTAGAAAAATATCCAATAGATAATAATTATAATATTATAAATAGATATGATGATAGTGTATATGTATATTATACACATTGTGAAATACATCCATCATTACATTTAGGAGTAATTGCAGCGAATATACCATTTGTAAATTTCAATCAAGGACCACGTAACATGTTCCAATATTCACAAGCACGACAGGCTATGGGTATATATATATCAAATTATAGAGATAGGTTAGATATAAGTTATATATTATTCCATTCCCAGAAACCATTAGTTAATACAATGTTTATGAAATATATAAATACAGATAAATTAGCATTTGGAGAAAATGCAGTAGTAGCAATAGCATGTTATACTGGATATAATCAAGATGATTCAGTTATAATAAATAAATCAGCAATAGATAGAGGATTCTTTAGATCTACTTCATTAAAGAAATATATGACAGAAATTAAAAAGAATCAATCAACATCACAAGATGATATTTTTGTTAAACCAGATCCATCAAAGGTAACTGGTATGAGACATGGTTCTTATGATAAATTAAATGAAAAAGGTTATGTTCCAGAAGAAACTGAAATAGTTAATGGTGATATAATAATTGGTAAAATATCACCAATACAACCAATCGGACAAACTAATAAAACATTTAAAGATAGTAGTGAAATATATAAATCACATGATGCAGGAGTTATTGATAAAGTTTATACAAATATATTAAATAATGAAGGTTATGAAATGATTAAAATGAGAGTAAGAAGTATGCGAATACCACATATAGGAGATAAATTCTGTTTATTAGATAATGCAGAAGTATTAACATCATATGGATGGAAAAATATTAAAGAAATAACTAAATGTGATAAAGTTGCTACATTACATGAAAATAAATATTTAAGATATGAACAACCAATTGATGTATATAATTTTGATTATAATGGAGATATGTATAAATTAAGATCCAAATTTATAGATTTTGATGTAACAATAGATCATGAACTATATGTAATGAAGAATAATAAGAATATTTTTGAAAGAATTCCAGCAATAGAAACATTTGGAAAATCGGTAAGATTTAAGAAAGATTGTATTAATGATATGATATCTAACGAATATAATACATTCTCATTTTTAGATATAACTATTGATAAATATTTACCAAATTATGTATATAATTATTCACAAAGTGAAGCAATTAAATTATTAGAATATATATTAACAAAATCATATAAGAAAAATATGATAATAACACCAAATAAAAAATATGCAGATGATGTAATGAAATTAACTATACATGCAGGTATTAGTAGTAGAATTATTACTAAAAAGAATAAATATATAATTAAAATAAATAAAAATAAAAATATACCATTAATAACTAAAAATAATTCATCTCAACAGTTATATAATTATAATGGTAAAGTATATTGTCTTGAAGTTCCATCTCATGTATTTATGATTAGAGTTAATGGAAAAAATTTCTGGATTGGAAATTGTTCTCGTCATGCCCAAAAAGGAACATGTGGAATAACATTACCACAAGCAGATATGCCATTTAGTAAGGAAGGTATAACACCAGATATAATAGTAAATCCAAATGCAATACCAAGTCGTATGACAATAGGACAATTAGTTGAATGTTTAGTAGGTAAAATAGGAGCAGTAGAAGGTCATGAAGTAGATGGAACACCATTTAAACAAATAGATATAGAAGGATTAAAAGATAGATTAGAATCATTAGGATATAATAGACATGGAACAGAATATTTATATAATGGAATGACAGGTAAAAAGATGAAAACAATGATATTTATAGGACCAACCTATTATCAAAGATTAAAACACATGGTAACAGATAAAATTCATGGAAGAAGTAGAGGACCACGAACATTATTAACTCGCCAACCTCCAGAAGGTCGTTCTCGTGAAGGTGGTTTAAGATTTGGTGAGATGGAACGAGATTCTATAATAGCCCATGGTATGGGTAGATTCTTAAAAGAGAGATTATTAGAAACAGCAGATGCATATTCAACTTATGTATGTAATGATTGTGGATTATTTGCTCAAAGAGTATTAAAGAAAGAGAATAAATCATATGAAACTCTAAATGATATTTATATTTGTCCAGGATGCAAGAATGTAAATAATATTGTTAAAGTAAGAATTCCTTATGCTTTCAAATTATTAATTCAAGAACTTATGTCAATGAGTATTGTTTCTCGTATTCGTATTAATGATAATTAATTTATTTTTTTAAAAATAAATTAAATAAATTCTACTATTTTCTTTTTTTTAATATAAAATATATAACATATAAAAAATCCAATAATAACTACAATTGAACATATAATTACTGTAAATAAGCCTAATAATATTTGATATAAAAATTCACTATTATCATAATTTGGTATTATTGGTTTAGGTAATGCTCTATCACATTGTTCTATTGTGCAATTAAAAAATGATGATGTGCAATATAAATATGTAGCATCATATTGATCTTCTAAACAATTATTATTTATTAAACATTGTCCATAATCTATAAAACAAAATTGACAAAATGTATAATATGTTCTATCCTCTTGACAATTAAATAAATATTGTCTAAAACAATCTCTTGTTATTTTATAACAAGGATTCTCTTGACTATTTACTCCAATAGTTATTATTAATAGAAGTAGTTGTATATTCATTTATTTTTCTAATTTATTTTCTATTTTATTTATTATTTGAATCAATTTTTTAGAAATAATTTATTTCTAAAAAATAGGAAATGATTTAAGATTAATACATTGATGTAAAATATTAGGTAAGAAATAATGATAAATTTTATTATAATCAGATTTTTTAATTTTATCATTTAATGAATCAATATCTATTTGTGTATATACTTGATTAACTAATTTGAAATTAAAATATTTCACTAAACAATAAATAGTAAATGATGAATGAGCAATACCAGTATAATTTATACCATATTTAACATAATCTTTATCTAAAAATCTTCTTAATGTATAGATATCCATTAATTTACTAATAACTAATACATGATAATTATTTACTTTTAATAATTCAGATTTAAGTTTATGTATTATATTAATTATATTATATATATTATGACCATAATTTATATTTCGTTCATCATCTAATATATTTTCAGATTTATTAAAATTTACTAATGTATATACATTTATTTTATTATAATCAATTGATATTTCATTAATATAATCAATAAATTGTTTAATATATTTTAAATATATTTCAAATCTTGGTATAAATTCTTCTTTTATGATATCATTGATTATTTTTTTAATATTATTATTTTTATACTTATTCATAATTTTATCTAAAATATATTCTCTAACTTCTACATTATATTCTTTATATTTGTATTTTTTAGATAATAATTTAGGATTAACTATTTTTTTATTTGTTGGATTTTTAAGAAAATTTAATAATAAATTCATATCATAATATATAAAATTTAATGAATCTTTGAATACATTAAAATCATTTGGATAAATAACTAATGAACTCCACATTGCTTCAATTAATGAATTTAAATTATTATATATATTATTTACTTCATTTTGTAATTCATTTCGTATATCAATATAATGAAATCTTACATTTTTAAATTCGTCTGATTGTGTTATCTCATTATCTTTAATTTTAATACTTTTTTGAAATAATTTTACTATTTCATTTATATAAATTGATTTACCTTTTATTAAATCATTAAGTTCATAAGTATATAATTCAACAAAAAAATCAATAACTTTGTCTTTATTAGCAATATTATCAAAAATATTTACTAAATAATCTTTAATATCTATTGCTCTTACATTATCACAATCATCTTGTTGATCTAATGGTAAATGCCAATCTCCAAATAATATTAATTTTTTTGTTATACCATTAATATTACCTTCTACATTATAAGCATTTATTGGTCCATTTATAAATATATCTTTGGACATATAATTAAATATTATATATTTTTTTAGTAAAAAAATATAATTTATTATATTTAGTTAATTAAAATAATGGATAAAAATGAACTTTTAAAATTATCTTTTACACAACTAAAATCTGAATTAAATAATTGTAATAATCCAGTTAGAGAATATTATATAAGAATATTAATGAAACAAAAATATCAAGCATATTTAAAACAAAAAAAATATAATAATGATGTTAAAAATCTTAATATTATTAATTCATTAGTTGATGATATTAATAAAAATAATAATAAAGATAATAAACAAATTAAAGAATATGATAATAAAAATATATTTGAAGAAGATTTTAAATCAGTAAATTTTAAAAATAAAGAAGTTAAATTTATTCCAAGAGATAATTTAAATAATAATTTAATGAATAGATTAACTAATGATATTTCAATCCAAGAATTCAGAGATATTAGATATAAACCTAAAGAAATTATTCATGCATATGAAGATTAATCTGTTTTTGATTTTTCATCTACATTCTCAGGTTCATCTGAATCTTCTGATTGTGTTGTATTATTCTCAGTATCTGTATTATCTGTTGTTGAAGGATTTTTATCATCTACATCATCATCTAAATCATCATCACTAAAATAATTATTAATTAAAAATACTCTATTACCTGTATAATAACTTAAATATCTTGATAGTTTAAGTGTTACAAATGAAATAAAAAATATCATCATAAACATTAAACATGTCTGTGTTCCTTTTGATAACTCACAGAAATAATAACCATTAAGAGACTCACACACTTCACTAACTGACATTTTTTTATATTACATTAGAACATATAGAGTTATTTATTTAAAAAATCAATATTTTTTAAATATATAACAAATGAATATAGAATCTTTAATAATAATATTTACATATTTACCATATTATGATTTATTAAATATAGCATTATCTAATAAATATTTTAATAATATAATAAATGATGATTATTTTTGGAAACAATATGTTATTAAAAATAATTTATTAAATATAATTACTAAATTTAAAAAAATATATTTCACTTATAAAAATTCATTTAAAATGTATATTATTTGTAAAAATTTAAATAAATATAATTTAAGTAAAAATTATACTGATATTATTTATTTAACTGATTTTAATATTTATTCATTTCAAAAAGTATATTATATTCCAAAATATATTAAAGAATTAAAATTAATTGAATCAATTGATATATATAATAATAATTTAATAAATATTGATAATATATTTGAATTAAATTTAAAAAAAATAATGTTAAGTTATAATCAAATAACTACTATACCAATTCAAATTAAAAATTTTAAAAATTTAAGATTTTTAACAATAAATAATAATCAAATTAAAAAAATACCAAATGAATTTTGTTTATTAGAAAATTTATCAATATTAAATTTATCACATAATAAAATTAAATATTTACCATCATCTTTTAAAAAACTTAATAAATTAGAAATATTATATATTAGTTTCAATTTATTATCAAAATTCCCTAAATCATTTAAATATTTAAATAATTTAATAAAATTAGATATTAGTTATAATAGAATTACTAAAATACCTAACATATCATCATTATCTAATCTTTCAAATTTAGATTTGAGAAATTCTAAAATTATTAAAATTAATAAACATATTAATGATTTACATAATCTAAGATATTTAATATTAAATATTAATATGAAACCATTTAATATATTAAATAATACTAATATTATCTATTATATTAACTAATACTCTATTTAACTAATCTATATGTATATGTATATCCCGCTGTCTCACTTGGTCTTGTTATTCTACATATATCACCTACTTTCATATTATAATATCTTGCTACTGGATCAGTTATTAACATTCTTGGCATATTCTTTTTTTTACAATTATATGTTTCATAAAATGTTTCCGCTTCTTGACTACCTAATACTTCGTGCTTTGGAACTAATATATGATCTATCAAATTTATCATTAATTCTTCCTCTAAAAATATCTCTATATTATTGAAATTATTTAATATATATTGTTGTGCTTTTTTATTTATTTCTTTTATTACTAATATCTTGTGTGTGTCCTTATATTGATTTAAAAACTCAATTACTCCAAATGTCTTATTTACAGCAGTTATCTTTATTGGAAATATCTTTATTGCTATCTTTGTTTTTGTATCTGTATCTAATATATATGTTGATTCATCTACTCTCTTATCATTTACTAATTTATTTATTATTGTTTCTATTTTACTTTTATCTATTATCATCCTCTCTGATAACATCTTAACTATGTTTGTTAATACTGTTATTCGTATCTCACCTTCATTCTTCTCTATTTGATTTAAATTTACAAAATCCATCTATCTTATTATATTTATTTTATTATATTTAAATATTTTTTGTTTTTCAATTTTTTAAATAAATAAAATTACAAAGTAATTTTATTTATTTAAAAAAGAGTAAAATATAAAACGATAGTTTTTTGTTTTTCAATTTTTTAAATAAATAAAATTACAAAGTAATTTTATTTATTTAAAAAAGAGTAAAATAAGAATTAAATAAGAGTAAAATAAATTAGAACTTATGATATAAAGGACTCCAAGTAGAATTTTCACTTTCAGTTAAATTATTTTTATATTTTTCTTTAAATTTATCAACAAATTTATTTATTTGTCTAGTTGAAATTTTAATATTATTTGTTTTTGATAATTTCTCTTGAATACTATCTACTAAATTGTCAATTGTTTGATTTTTATTCTTAAGATTTGTTAAAACATCATCAATAATTACTTCAGAATCACTATCAATATTAACATCTTCTAAAGATTCAGTTGTATTTTTTTCATCTTCAGAATCTTCAGAATTATATGATAAAATTGACGATTTATCTGTATCAGATAAATCATTTAAATTAATTTCATCAGTTTCATCATATTCATTTAAATAATAATTAATTTCATTCTTAATTAAGTCATTTTCTATTAATTGATTTTCTGATTCTCTTAATTTATTTATTACATATTTAAATAATAATGGATTACTATCAACATATACCTCTTTAACATTATTATTAACAATATGAATAAAATCAGTAGTTATATATCCTTTAATTGCTTTATATAATCTACTTTTATTAAATTTATTAAATCTACAATCAGAAATTATAAATTTGTTATTATCATTATAAATTATATAAAATTTATTATTTGAATTTTCTTTAGACATTAATATTTTTATATTATAAATATTTTTTGTTTTTTATACTTATATTATATGTATTATTTTATATTATTAATATATTTAATATTTTTTCATTTAAATTATGAAACTTTTGATATAATAACTCAAAATTTTGACATAAATTTATTATTAGATAATACATATATAATATCTTCTAAAAATGAAGCGAAGTTATCAATTTATAAAATACCAATTATAGATAAAGGAGATTATGGATTTAATATAATTATATTAGCAAGAAGAGGAAATAGTTTAATATTAAAATGTAAAGATTCATTTAATATTGGTCAATATTGTTCAGAAATTAATCGTATGAATAATTTTATAAATAAAAATTTAGATTTTGATGATATTCTATTTATTGTTGTTAATAGTACATATTCTCCATTTAGATTATTAATTCAAAATACAAAATTATCTCTTGATACTATTAAATTATTACGAAAAATTGGTATGAGAATGACAAATTTTACTGAAAATAGTAATTATATATTAATAACATCAATAAAAAAAGACATATATTTTGAATCAGTATCAGAAGATACAGTATATTTTCCAAATATAGATATAATAAGTAATGAGTGTAGATTAAAACCATTAAATATATATCCATTAAAAAAATATTTTTTTGCAAATCCATTACAAACAAATAATGAATCAATAAATAGATGTGCATTAGAAGCAGGTTTATATAATTCTGATAAATTTGCAATAACTGATAATAATGTATGTTTAATAATAAATGATGATCAATATAATTATATTGAAAATAATTCCAGAATGTCAGATCAATGTTATATGGGAACAGGTAGTTTTGTATCATTAAATTTATATAAATTTAATAAATTATTTAAAAATGATAATACTCATGGTATAACTATTTTTAATATGGAAAACTTTAAAGGAGTATTTACAATATTATATGAAGGAATATATTATAAAAAATTTGGAGGATTAAATGTTATTGATTCAATAAAATCTATAATAACACCAGTTAATTTTATTTGTCATATTATAAATAATGATAAACGAATATTCTCTTTTTTTGGTCCTTCTAATTATTCTAATCTACATTTTAATAATATTTATTGTATTCTTGTTCAAAAAATAAAAGGAAATAGTGTTTTATTTTGTGAAGATGATATTAATAAAGGTGTTTGTTATTCATTTGAACCTGGAAATTATAGACTACCATCATTTTTATTTTTAAATATTAAAACTATTTATATTAGTCCTCATACACGAAAAGTAAATATATATAAAGATTTAAATTATAATGCATTAGTTCAATCATTTGTTTATCCATTCCAATCACATAAATTACATATTAGATTTCCAAGAATAGTTCGTTCTATTGAAATTATTTAATAAAAAAAATTGATTATTATTCTATTTAAATATCTCAATATAAAAACATTTAATAAATAGTAGCATATGCTACATATAAAAAGAACACTTAACAAAAAACCAGAAAAAACATTTATGATTTATATTACAAACGACAAAAAAGGTAATAAAATATACATAAAAATTATGACAACTAAAAATGGTTATAAATATTTGTCAGTAGTAATAAATATAAATAATATCTTATATATATTGAAAGATAAAACACATTGGTATAATAACAAATATCAATGTTATATTGAACAACATAATTCATCAATGATTAGCATACATATATTTAAATTATCAGATATTAATTGTAAAGAAAGTATTGGTAAATATGTTGGAAATATCAAGAATGGTAAATTACATTTAACACATATTTTAACTGATTATTAAATTTTTAATAAGATTAAAAATTTAATAAGCATAAAGAAATTAAAATAATAATAAATATAATGAAATTAATAAATTCAATATTATTTTATTTATTTACAGGATATTTAAATTTCTTTTTAGCAATAAATATAATAAATCCAACATTAGGAACACCAATATTACCAGATATTGGATTTTATTTATTACCACATATATCTTATATTTATACTGATATTATTATATCAGTGATTTTTTTGTATTTTTATATAAAATGGTATTATTTAGATAAACAATTATTAGCAAGATTTTTTTATTTAAGTGGATTTATGTTATTTATTAGATTATTTACATTCTCAGTCACACTTATACCTCCATGTATTAATGATTGTGTTTCACGAAAACATGGAGAAAGTTTTATTTGGATTACTCATCAAATTGATTTAGGCTGTTCTGATCATATGTTTTCTGGTCATGCTGTTCATTTTACATTATTTATGCTAATGACATTATATAGTTCTAATAAATATTGGGAAAAAATATTTATGGGTATTATTTATTTACCATATTTATTATTAATTATTGCTTCTAAATTACATTATACTGTAGATGTATTAATTGGATCAATCTTAACTACTTTAATATATTATATAGATTCTGAGGGACTTTTTTTAGATAAAATTGAGAAAAAATATAATAATATATGGAATCATATTGACTATTTTTTATTATTAAATATGTAAAAATATAATTATATAAAAATTTTTATTTTATATAATTATATTATCATAAAATATGCTACTTTTAATTAAAAAATATAATAAAGAAATAGAAAAAAAAGATAATAATATAACAGAAGAAATAAATAATATAGAAAATAAACAATCAAAAGAAAAATATTTATTAGATGATGTGGTAAAAAGTTTTCATAATGAAGTAACAAGTATATTAGGAAATACTTTAATTCCTAATATACCTAAACAAGAAGTAGAACCACAACAACCAAAATTAATTAGTGAAGTAAAAGAAATTCAAAAAGAAACATATGAACATGTATTAAATAATATGATAATAAAATATAATGATCAAGAAAATATAATAACATTTTATGATAAAAATAATAATCAACTATGTAAATTAAAAATGACATATTTAGCAAAATATTTATGTCAATATGTTGATACAAATAATCAATTTATTAATTATATTAATGATGACTATAACATAACTACATTATTTATAGAAAAATATATATGTAAAGTACATTTAAATGATTTAAATATGACTGAAATAAAATTTTATAATAATACAAATTCAATATTAATGGGAGATCTAAATCTATTAATTAAATTAAGTAAATATATGATAGATTTCGAAAATGATAGATTAGTTAGAGAATTATTATTTGTTGAAAATAAATTAAAAAAGAATATAACGGAAATAATTAAATATTTTAATTATAATTTATTAAGTCATATATTAAAAATGATTTCAATTGCAAGTAATCAATTTAAAGAAACTAATTTATTATCTGCTAAAGATTTATTAGTTTATTCAATTGGTGCATTATATCAATTTATGAAGTATATGCAAGAAAAAATAAATTATTTAGAAGAAAATAATGAAGAAATTGAAAAATTATTAGCAACTAATACTAAATTAAAATCTTTATTAGATAAAAAAGTAGATTTATTATTAAAAGAAATTAAAAATGAAAATAATAGATTAATGAATAATTTAGAATTATATCAACAAGGTGGTGAATATGATGATGACGATGAATATGATGATGATGATGATGACGATGAATATGATGATGATGATGATGACGATGACGATGATGATGATGAGGATGATAGTGAATCTGAAATAAATAAAGTAGAATCAATAGAATAAAAAAAATATAAATATAAATTAATGGAAACATATAATAAAAATTTAAGCAAATTAAATAATGTTAATAATACAAATAAAGAATTAGAAATAGTATATAAGTCAATATTAACTAAAATTGAAAAAAGAGATTATAAAGTAAAACAAATTAAAGATTTAATTGAAGATACATTAAATTCATATGAAAATATAATTAAAAATTTAGATAAATAAATCATACATTATTTTTTTTATTATTTTTAAGTAATTCAAATCTTTTTAAATTAGTATCAGTATAATCGATAAACATATTATAAGGTCTTGCCCATAATTGTTGTTCATTGATATTTCTATAAACAACAATGGGATACATTTGTTCAGTATGCATCGCAACACCAATAACTTTATAAATACCACCTTTATAATGTTTATATACATTACCAGGTACAACTATTTCTTTACTATCTTTGAGTATTCTATTAAAATAAGTTTTCATGATATTATTTGAGTTATACATTTTTAGTTATTATTATTTTATTATTTTCTATTTTTTTATAAAATCAATTTTTTAAATAAGTAAAATAAAAATAATTATTTATTTATGTTTTTCAATTTTTTATTATTCTTAAATAATATAATAACATTTTATTAAATAATGATATCTAATATAAAAGAAGCGGATGTTACTGAGATATTACCAAATTTATGGTTAGGTAATTATAAATCTTCTATAAATAAAAACTTTTTAATTAAATATAATATTAAATGTATAATAAGAGTATTACCTGAAAAATTACCAGTATATAAAAATATAGAATATATAAATATTCCATTAAAAGATAAACATATATGTAATAAAAATATTAATGATATATTTAGAAAATGTAATAATATAATAGATAATTATCTAAAAAAAAATCAAGGAATATTAGTACATTGTAAAAGAGGTCATCAGCGTTCTGCAAGTGTAATTGCAAGTTATATTTTTAAAAAATATAATTTAAAAATTAATGATGTTATTCTTTATATTAAAGAAAGACGTCCTTTAGCATTTTCAAGAAAAACTTGTTTTTTAGAAAATTTATTACATTATTATAAATCATAATAATATTATTTAATATCATTATTATTTAGTTATCATCTGATTGTATATTTCTGTACACATTGAATTTATTTTTTCCATTTTTTCATCATATATATTTTCACTCAATTCATAAGTTTTTTTTAATATATTTGCTTCTTTTTCATTTATAACTACTTCTATTATCCATTCTAATGTTTCATTTATTAATTCTTTTAATTTTACTATTTTATCTTCATATAATGAAAAATCATTTGAATTTATACTACTTAATATTGTATAACATAATTCTTCTAATTGTTTTCTTTTATTTAATTTTATTGTTTCATTATATACTTTACTACAATTATTATTAACTTCTTCTATTTTATTCTTTAAATCATTAATTGATAATTTTTCTTTAATATGTATCCATAATAAAACATCATTTAAATATTCTTTAATATCATCATGATTATTGATATTATCTAATGATATTGTATTATAACATAAATTTAATAATTCATCTCGTAATTGTTTAAATTCTTTATATTCTTCTTCTGTTAAAACATTTATATTATCCTCAAATATATCTAAATTATCATTAGTATCATCTCTATCATCCTCAAATACTGATGTTGCTATTACATTACTATTATCTATTGTTTTTACCTTATTGTCTGTATTTGATATCTTATATATTAATGTACTATATGTATTTTTAATTTTATCTATCATATCACTTAATTCTTTCTTTTCTGTTTTTAAATAATCTAATTGTTTATACCAATTGATTATTTTATTTATTTCTTCTGTTATTTTCTCTTTATCAGAATCATTTAATTTTATTTCATTTGAATTTACATTATTTATTATTGTTTTTGTTAAATCATCTATTTCATAATATAATTGTTTCTTTTCAGACTCTAATATATCTTTTAATTCATATTCTTTTGCTTCTTTAATTAATTTATCTATTTCTTCTTTAGTTAATCTTCCTTTATTTCCTTTTATTATTATTGACTTTTTATTCTGATTTTTTATATCTTCTGCGGTTACATTAATTATTCCATTTATATCTACTGAAAAAGATATCTCTATCTCTGGTATTCCTCTATATGTTGATTCTATTCCTGTTAATTCAAATTCACCTACAAAAAAATTATCCCTTGTCATCGCTCTTTCTCCTTCATATATTTTAACTTTAACACTTGTATCAAAATCAGTATCAGTTGTATATTTCTTTTTTTTAGTAATTGGAATAACAGAATTTCTTGGGATAATTACATTCATTATACCTCCAATAGTTTCAACACCTAATGATAATGGTATTATATCTAATAATACTATATTCTCTGAAAATGGATCATCATTATTAGATATCATAAATCCTTGAATCGCAGCTCCTGTTGCTACTACTTCATCTGGATTTATTGATATATCTGGTTCTTTATTAAAATATAATTTTATATTATGTTGTATTAATGGCATTCTTGTTGCTCCACCTACTAATATTATATTATCTATGTCTGATTTATTCATATCCGCTGATTTTAATGCATCTTCTATTGGTTTTAAACATAATATAAATAAATCTTTACATAAACTCTCAAATTGAGTTTTAGTTATGTTTATATTTAAATTTTTATCATTGTAAAAATCCTTAACTGATATTGTTGCTCTATCTGATGTTGATAACACTTTCTTTGCAATTTCACTTGATTTTTTTAATTTTTGTAATGATAATAAACTTAAATTAGTTAATTCGGTTATATTATATTTCTTTTTAAACTCATTTAATGCATATGTAACTATTCTATTATCAAAATCTGCTCCTCCTAAATGTGTATTACCTGTTGATGCTAATACATGAAATAATCCTTCTGATATATTTAATAATGATACATCTAATGTTCCTCCTCCTAAATCATAAATTAATATATTCAAATCTTTATTTTTTAATACTGATATCTTTTCTAATCCATATGCTAATGCACTACTTGTTGGTTCATTAATTATTCTTACACATTCTAATCCTGCTATTGTTGATGCATCTTTTGTTGCTTGTCTTTGAGCATCATTAAAATATGCTGGAACTGTTATTACCGCTTTACTTATTTTCCTATTTAAATATTGTTCCGCCATATGTTTTAATTTTGTTAATACCATTGATGATATTTCTTCTGGTGTATATTTATTTGATATTAATATATTGTTATTTTCATCTTTGTCTATTTTATATGTTAAATAATTAATATCATTTTTTACTGTAATATCGTCATATTTTCTACCAATTAACCTTTTTACTTCATAAAATGTATTTTCTGGATTTATTTCTATTTGATTTTTTGCATCTATTCCTATATATCTTGAATAATTATTTATAGTTACTACACTTGGTATTGTTCTATTTCCATACTCATCTGGTATAATTTCTAAATTATTATTCCTCCATATTGCTATACAACTATTAGTTGTTCCTAAATCTATTCCTACTATTATTTCTGTTTCTATCTTCTCTTTTTTTATATCTCCCTCTTTTTTTTCAGTTGTTGATTTCTCATCAAAAAAATTATCTATTTCATCCTCTGAATTACTCATTAACTTATATTTAAAAAATATTATCTCTTTTAAAACTTATTATTATAAATTAATTATTTTATTATTTTATTATTTATGTACTCATTATTTCTTATTACTATATATGATATCGGAAATGTACTTGTTATTATTATCCCCCCAACTACTCCTTTTATTACTCTATTTATAATCTCTATCATATTTCTATTTCCATTATTGTGTGTAGTCTCTACAAATCCCATTACTCCTCCCATAGGTATAGTAATTGATAACCAACGGTTTATTATTGTCTTCATTTGTATTTACTCATTATTCTATCTACCTTCCAAATGTTTTAATTTTCAGTTTTTTAATAATTTATATTCATATAAATTATTAAAAAAAAGTAAATAAGAAGTATTATTTATTAAATATATACTTATTATTTTCAGTTTTTTAATAATTTATATTTCATATATTTATATGAAATATAAATTATTAAAAAAAAGTAAATAATAAGTATATATACTTGTTATT